GATCTACTACAGAATACAACAGATCCTTACTGGTTTACTACCTAGACATAAACTCCATAAGTATGTTTTTCTGGGCTATCAGTAATTGAAGTAATTTAGAACCAAAGTTCTCTGATTCTCCTAGAGATTCTGGTGTTTCTATTGCATTGTCTCTGATTGCTCCTTTATTAATCATACTGCTCATAGCGCCGTTTGGTTTATTTATAAATTCTACTTGACATAAGTTGCCGTCCTCATCATTAGTTCTAACTCTGGTATAGAAATCTTTTGATTCATCTTCTGCGAATTCAATTCCAACAGAGTTATCTCCTTGTAAAGCTCTTCTGAAGTAATCTCCTAGAGCTTTGTTATGAGGAACAATGTAATCGACAGGACTTCCTCTGGATCGTTTACCTACACCGATAACAGACGTAGACATGTCTTTATTGGTAGACCCAGACATTAATAAGAACATTGCAGCAGCTTTAGATCTTGTAGGATCTTTAAACTTTCCGTTAGGATGTCTGTCTAAAGATTCTGTAAGGAACTTCTTAGTCTGTTCATGCTGCATTGCTTTAATGACTGATTTCTTCTGAGCGTCTACAGCAGCTTGATCAAGAGGTTTAGCTTGCATAAGCTCTTTCAGTTCATTAAGATTTTGGTAAACAGGATCTGAGATAGGGTCTAATCCTTTAAGTTGTTTTTTCCTATCCTCCATCTGGCTGTTGATGTAACCTAAACCGCTCTCCTTGGTCGCCTTACCGTTCTTGCCTATTACTTTATTATCTAAGTGCAGATCAGTAATTAGTCTCTCAGTTTCTTCAAGTTCTGCTCCGAACTCCCGCATAGGACCTCTGATTGCAGCAACGTCTTTTTCAGATAATCCTAAAGCCTCAGAGGTTTTTCTTATCCAGTTTCTCTGATCTTCATTGAGCTCTGATTCATCAGCACTTAGAAGTGTGACGTTCTTTGCGCGACCACCGTTGCCAAAGCAAGCTCTATTGTTTGCTGACATCTTTAGTCCATCAGGAACAACCCAAACCTCTTTATCATCTGTCTCTGGATTGAATCCAATAGCATCAGCATAATCTTGGTTATTTCTCATTATCTCTGAAAGTGTTTTCAGTTCGGGTTCTAGACCAAGCATTGCAGCTTTCTCGCGAGCTTTTGCTTCATCATCATACAGGTAAACAACGTCTTCTCTGGTTCCGTCACCTACAGTAGATCCGACCTGTAAAACCTTATCAGCATCCATCAGTCGATACCTAGCTTGTGCTCTACCTAATGACGCATTGAAAGTCTTAGCTAAATTTAGACATCCTTCAGCTTCAGTAACTTGGTCTCTAATGTGGTTGAATTCTACTAGATCACTCTCATTTATAGAGAACTCATTGTCTTCATAGCCATCCACCAAGCTCTCCATAGCTGTTAAGAATGTGCAAAGTCTATCAATACTGCCAAGATAATCTGCGTAAGCTTTCTTAATCTTTTCCTTTTCCTTCTTACCCTTAGCTTTTTGTAGATCATCCATGAAGCTCAGGATAGAAAACATATGCTCAAAGGTCTTTCCTCGAACGTTAATCAAATCACCACTTACAGGTTTCTGCTCTAAATCATAGACAATAGGATTAGGGATACCTTTATCTCTCATGCCTTTCGAAAAGGCATCAAACATAAGTCTATCACCATCAGATACTACAATACCTTTGTCTGGGGCTATCCTGATGATCATGTCTCCTTGTCTTGTAAAGATCAGAGTCTCCCTGATCTCTGCTAGCCTATCAGGCGATAGCTCTTTGTCAGAAGACAAGTCCTTCATTACCTTCTCAAACTTCTTTCTAGCCTTCTCTCCATCTTTATTATCTGCTTTTAGAGACTCTGTGTTTAATTTAACACATTCTTGTCTTTTAATATTTCTAGGGCAATCTATATTAAATAACGCTGTTGTTATTTGATCTGCACTAAGAGCGATTAATTTTGATATAGCGTTAACGCTTAATTTTTGCCCAGTATTTGTCGAAGCTTCTATAAAACGTTTTTTATCTAACATTAATCGTTTAGCCCATTTAGTATCTAGGAATATCTTTAGAGCTTCACAATGTTTACCTTTTTGAAATTGTTTATAAGCTTCGTCTCCTCTTTTTATGTCTGCTGGTGAGGTGTCTCCTTTTCTTCTTCTGTCTCCTCTTAGGTTTCTCTGAGACATCGCGATAGCTTTACCAATCTTTAACTTACACAGAACATTTTTGTTGGGATTGTTTTCTGCACTGTTCCAAACTTTATCTAGAAGAGGTTGTAGATACTTTAGTATCATACTCTTAGCTTCTGCTTCCTTTTGTTGAGCTTCTAGCTGCTCTGGGGTTAGTTGGGGCTGTTCTTGTTGGGTTGCTTGTTGATCTTGAGCCGCTTCTCCGTCTTCTTGTTTTCCGAAATAGATAGTATGAAATCTTTTTAATGATTTCTCAGTAACATTGAGACCTTTCGTAGTAAATAAACCTCTATTAGTAATTTGAGCTGTGTCTCTTGGCTCAGGAGAGAACTTAATTTTATATACCCCTTGTTTATTAGTTCCCACAGTTCCACCCTCAAGAGTTGCTCCTTGTGGATTCTGATCAATTGCTGCTTTTATAGCTGGGAATGCTGACGTAAAGTCTTGATTAAGCTCATCGTAACTTTTTTCTTTAGGTGCAGCTTTAGGCTTGGCCTTTTCATCAATACGGGTAATGCAGCAGCCACGACCTTTGTAAGAGTTAATAAGTTCTAGAAAGTATTTCATAATACGAAAAAACCCGCCTATAGTATTTATAGGCGGGTTTCCAAGAAAGTTTTACTTTATCAGCCATTAATGCTAGGAGTATTGTAGAAGTCCATGAAATCATATTTAAACTCTACTTCAAATGTATGGAACTCATTTGTTGAGTAGTTTAACTCACTTGGCTTAAAGGTTATTGGGAAAACCCCATAATATTCTAAAACTGCGTGAGGCGTTTTTGTGTTATCTAGTAATACAATCTCTAGCTTGTTTGCCTTGAAGTGAGGTGTATTTCCACCACCTGGGCTAGTATTTTGGATTAAATCACCGGTCATCGGGTTGTAAACGCTCTTGAACCACTCCCATAAAGTAGGAGCAACATTTCTTACGTAGAGGTGGTCAAAAGTGATTGTAAGAGACTGCTGGGTAACCTTACCAGGGTAGTAAACCTTATCGTTTAATCTATCTACAGTAATAGCCTCAATCGTTAATCCACCAGGAGAAACTTGCTTTGCTGCTAGAGTTAGGTTAATTTCGTCTTCAGAGTTTTGAGTTCCTTGAGTATTTCCTACTCCTTGGAAGTGGACTTCGAACTGATAGACTCTTACTGAGTCTAGTTCTTTTGAAATAACAGGAAGACCTTGGCCTCCTCTAAAAGTTCTAACAAATCTAGCTTGTTGATAATATGATTCTGCCATTTTTATTCTCCGTTATTACCCTGAAATTTTAGCTGACTGTGAGGTCACGTTAACCTCAAATACTACGGCTTCAGCAGCCTTGGTCGGCTTAAGAAGAATCTTACACCAAACCTCGTTTCGATCTACTCTTAGAGGAGTATTTACTGTTTCATCACAAATTACTGCAAACTCTGTAATCCCTCTACGACGCTTGATATCATCGAGGAGAGGATTAACAGTTGCTTCAATCTTATCCCATAGAATTGAATCATTTGGTTCAAATGCAAATCTTTGGGTTGATAGCAGCAGAACTTTTCTGATATAGATCATTAACATTCTAACATTAACTCTATCAAGAGCTGTAGGATCTCTTTGTGATGTTCTTTGCCCAAAAATTGTAATTCCTTGTTGCGGGAAGTTAACGATTGGGTTAATTGCATTACCGCCACTGTAGAGCGAATCTCTGTCGCCTTGGTTAAGAGCTACTTGAGTCTGGCTTGGTTTGGTTAGACGACCACGGACAAAGCCTGCTGGAGCAAACCAAAGTTCTGAGACAGCAGCAGTGTATGCTATTTGTCTTGCGCCATAGATTGCGGGATCGAGCCATCTATCTTCTTCCAGGCTTGGAATGAAGGTTTTGACCCAAGGCCAGTAGATAGCTGCATAAGAAGAGTTTATAGCAGCAGTTCTTTCGTCTGAGAATCCATTTGACCAATCAATTGCTTCTTGAACGCTGTCTTGAGCTTGGTAAGGAGGAGATACACAAGCAATGAAGTTTTGGCTCGTTTCAGCTAAAGTAATTAAAGCATTTTGAATTGCTTGGTCATTTAGACCGGGGATGACAGCAACTGTCAAGTTTAACAGGTCATCATCAAGAGCATAAAGTCCGGTCTTCTTTGCAGGATCTCCAATGATCTCAGGAATATAAGCAGGGCTCGTAGGTGCTCCACTATCACCACCTGCCAAGGCGTAAGTTCCTTGAACAAGCTTAATAAATCTTGGATTTGCATCAGCCTGCGTAGAAGTTCCAGACACCATATCTACAGTGGCTGCGGTCAGAATTTCAGACGCTTGACCAGCAAAACTTCCTATTGAATCAATGTTAACTTTGCTACCACCTTCGGTCATATTACCTTGGATGTAGTCAGAAACTTTGTTATCCTCTGATATATTGATTGTATCAGTTAAGAAGTTCTTCTGTGTTAAGAAGCTTACCTTAAAGCTCTCCTTTGTAGAGCCCTTATCATTAAGAGTTACAACAAAGCTTGGACCACCCTTTGGATCAACTTCAATGCTATTTCCGCTGACTGCTCCGTCAGGGGTAGTTCCTAAGTTATAGCCTTTTCCTGGATATAAGGTTTCGACTAGGTAATTAGTGTCGCTAACAGCGATTGTAGCGCCACTTACCGTAATTTCCTTCACCAAGCTTGCGGTCGAGCCGTCAGTGGCCCCAGACTTATCTAAAGGTAAGAAAATAGCGTCGCTAGCAGATACGTAAAGGGCTGCGCCTGATCCTGCGGCAGATCCTACAATGTAACCATTAATCTTATTATTATCAGTAGCCGTTGGGGTTTTTACGCCATTAGGATCTGTAGTAAATGGGAATGCAGCAGCTACTTTTAATCCATCTAAATCAGTCCCAAAAATACCTGCAAGAGCGTTAAACTGACTATCATATCCGGTTGCAGGGATTGAATATGTTTTTTCATAATCATAACCTGATACACCAAGATGATCTCTAACCTTCAGTTTAATTGTAACTGCTTTTCCTTTACCAAGATTGCAGGCACTAACAGCTACTGCTGGGCAAACTCCGAGTGGGATGGTTGCTGAAGCTTGTTTTGCACTATCAGAGGCAACTCTTACATAGTAAAGTCTGTTTGTTGCTTCGAGTATTTCAAGGGACCCAACAATTCCTTGGCCTGGGACAGCCTCGCTTGGATCACCAAAGATATCAACAAGCCTTTCTTGGCTAGTGATTAGAGTTGCTTCATTCGTTGGACCTTTATCAGCAAACCCAACGACCCCCACAGTTGTGGAATCAATTGTTGCAGGATAGTTAGAGATATCCTTTTCAATTACATAGACGCCTGGGCTCACTATATTTACCATTTTATACTCTCTCTAATCTTAAGATTTTTTTCTTTATCATTTTTCTGATTTGTCCTGAGACACTTGATTCAGGAACTAAAACAGATTCTTTTGGGGTAAGCCAAAAAGACTTTGAACCAGATTCAGTAAGGAGAAACACATTAAATCCTTGTCTTGATAAGTTGACAATTTTTACTAACATTACTTCTCCTTAATCACTAAGCCACCAGCATTGATCTTGATACTATCACCGGCTATGATGCTTCGGCCTTTATTAGTGCCATCAAACAATTCATAGGCAAGGTAAGCCGAACCAGCAATGGAATTCGCATCGCTACACAAGGCATACCCAGAAACGTTAAAGTTTGCAGGAGCATCAGGCCAATCAATTGATCCACCATCACTTATAATTTGCATTGAGCTAGTGTTAGGGTCTTCGCTAATTGAGACTAGTTTATTTTGGCCTAAAGCCACTCTGTAGTCTCCTGCTGAAACTTCACATGCTGCTATCTCAACGCCACTGTATGGAGCATTTCCTGCACCTTTGTCTGCTGGTATTGCGCTAAGTAAGGCTATGTGGAGTTGGGTAATCTGTGGAAGGTCTTGACCTGAAGCCATATACTTTAGTATATTAATGCTGAAGTCTATCGTTTTTGCTGCTGAAGCCATAATGTATCTCCTTATAAGTATTTATCAATCATCACTAAATTTTATAGTGTATTTTTCTTAATTAATTCAATAGCTCTAACTCTTGTAGACTCAGTATTCAATATTGTCAACTTATCATCAACTCCTATTGATACAGGTTGAGTGAAAGGAACTGTAAATAGTGGAGTAATTCTATTAATATCCCTTGAAACTAGGTAGAAAACTAAACCTAATACGTTTCCCCAAGCTAGAGAGGCTACAGGAAAAGCTATCTGTCCTTGATACTCTGTCGCCATACCACTAACTCCCAAAGGAGTATCTACTAAGGAAGGATTAGAAAATAAGTTTCTATTTGCCTGAACAGGGTAATAAGCCCCAGTTATAATCTGAGGAGGCTTTACTCCAAGAAGATAGCTTGTCGCAGTCGTTGGAGAGTAGAGTTCTCTGGCCCCTTCCCAGCCGTCCTTGCCAGTTATAGGTAATGCAGAAAGTAAACCTACGAAAATACTTCCATCAAACATGTCTAGGAATACAGGGTTAGTTACCCCCGTATTCGTGTTTAAGAGATTTAATTCTGCTTTTGCTAAGTAAATTGTTTTCATTTTACTTTCCTACATAATTCTCTACGTTGAACTCTTCAATCTTCCCTGTATTAGTTATAAGGAATTTTGGATTTGGAATATAAGATTGAACATCTATAGTGAACACTTTTCTTATTACTCTATCTTGACCATCAGGAATATCTGTTTCTGTATTTTCAGATTCTTCTAAAAGAAATGATTTTGTCTTGATATTATGTTCAGTTATAATTTGTAAGTCAGGATTGAATACTCTATGAACCTGTTCAGTGATATGATCCATATCTTCTTGATACTTAGTCCAGATATTTAGTCTATATGATATATTCACTGGAGTTGGAGCTAAGCTAGCTACTCTAACTGCTCTCTGCTTCTCCTTATCCCAGTAAGTTTCATAAGCTATTAAAGAAGAGCTTCTCCGTCTTTTTTCATCATTTTTATTAGCTATTCTATAGACTGAAGCCACTGGTAAAATTGTAGTTGATTCTTGCTTCATCTTAGCTACGACTCTTTCGGCGGAGCCGTGCCAGCAAGGCACTTTTACCATTTTATTTTCATCGTTTTTGTAAACAAAAGTAGAGAATATACCTATTAAACTTTGCAGAGTTTGTTTGTATATTTCACTGACCTTCTTTTCATCATTTGATCTTATAGCTAGTTCATCAAATAAAGCTGATTCAAAATTAACTCTTTGTGAGCGATAATTTCTTCTCTGTAAAACAGAACTAAGCTCATAGTCAGCATTAACTGAATCAGTATTTTCTTTAACGACATTTACAAAGCTATCGTAATTAGACTCTCCACCTATGTAGTTTGCTACGCGCTCAAGTTCAGAGTCTAGTATTGTCTGTCCTAAAATCTCACCTTCAAATGTAAGTGCTTCTATCTCAGAGTCTAAAATAATTTCACCAAGAATTCCATTTGGTTGAATCAGGCTAGATATAACTATCGCTGCTGATGTAGACAACCCACTCAATGCCATAGAGCCAGTAAATAATTCAGTTAGATACAGAGCATTAGCACTAACTATTGTTGATCCTCCAATCACGGAATCTGATAGCTTAATATAACCCTCTATATTATCAGAACTAACAGACATTGATCCAGATGTTATAAGACCATTAAAGTGATTACTCTTTAATATTGAGTCTACTTCGTAAGTAGAACTCATAAATAAATTACACTCTAAAATACCTGGTAACATAATCTCAGCATTTAGATTAGAGTTACCCAAAATAATTCCTGAAGTATAAGTTGTCTTGATTAAGCCTTCAGCGGAAACGCTAGTGCTACCTGCAAAATAGGCGGGGATGTAGTGAACGGTTGAGCCTCCACCGCCTCCTGGCACGTTAGTTACGTTAGGAGTGATTGTGGGGTAATAAGACTCATTGCCTTCATCACGCGGTATTCTTGTAAAGGTCCTTATTCTTCTAATTGGTGCCGATAGATTAGAAGACCCTTGGAATTCTCCGTTAGCTAGAATCTTTAACGTATTATTTCTAGTAACTTGAATCTCGCTAGAAAGTGTTGTTGACCCTTCAATCTTACCTGTAATAGTTTTCAGAGTAAGATCAATACTTCTATCTCTCCATACTTCGTCAGCAGCCCCAACAAACCAAGGAAGAAGCTCACCGTCACCAACAATGTCTTTTGTTCTAGGTCCAAGCTTACCAGGATTAGGCCATCCACTTCTCCCATAGAATTTTCCATAGAAGCTACCACCGATCAGGCCACTATTCCTAAACATATTACTATTGTTTATTTGAGTAGCATCGAAATTAGAAGGGCCTAAGTAGTCGTTGATGTAAGACTCTAATTTTCTAATAGATTCAAAGTTATAAGTATTTGTAAGGTCAGCATACTTATAAAGAATATCCCAAGACATCAGAGCAGCAGTGAATGCCCAACCAATAGTTCCAAATGCGTTACCTTTAATTTGCCCAGAGATGTTTTGAGAGTTACTATAATACCCGCCTAGAGCGTAGGAGGACATGGCCCTCTTATCTGTCCCATCCAGTCTAGCCATGACAGGCATTTGAACACCCCCATTTGCGGAAACTCTTAGTGTATTTTCAGATTCAGTAAACCATTCAAACGGTTTAGCTTTTGAGTAAATAGCATAGAAGTATCCAACACAATATCTACCACCAGCCACAGGAGAAGTGGGGTCAGTAGGAATTAATAAGCAATTAGCAATTGTTCTTGCGAGCCTCACTAAGAACATCTTGAAGTATTCATGAGCATCTGCTAGCTCTTGTGATAACTCATCATAAGTATCATATTTAGCTATGAAGTCCGGGCTCATGCCTCCGGCAGATCTTCCTGCAAATATAGTAGAATATGTTTGAAATACTTCTAGCATAGGGTAGAAGTATGGATAACAAAGCGATTGCTGGTATCCTTGGGTGGAGAAGTCTGTAGGGAAGGTTGTATTTAGTCTTACCTTATTTTTATCTATAGATGGAATTGCTGTGACACTAGGCAATGCGCTAGTCCCATTTAAGCTACCAGTAACTGAAGGAGCTATGATGTGATATCTTAATGGA